AGGTATAACGGTACTGTAGATTTTCGTGAAACTGAGGTATTTGGGTTTAGCGAGTTGAGTAGCGATAATATCTATCGTGGTACTAGCAGGCTACAGAGCGCACAGCGTAGCATACGTACACTATACAACATGCAGCAGTTTCAGGATAACTTTTTTGATGCTGGTGCAGTATTTGGCATGGTACTTACTACCGAGAATACACTATCACAGGTTGCTAAAGATCGTACTATACAGTACTGGACCCAAAAGTATAGCCCCAAAACAGGCGGTAAAAAGCCAGTGATCTTAGACAGTGGACTAAAACCGCATAAACTAGCCGAAACCAACTTTCGTGACCTTGACTTTGATCAGGGCATTCGCACACATAATACGCATATCTTAGAGGCACTAGGTGTACCGCCTATACTACTAGACGGTGGCAATAACGCTAATATAGCACCTAACCTACGCCTATTCTACCTAGAAACCATACTACCAATTGCTAGGTTATTTACTAGTAGTGTAGAGCGATACTTTGGATACGATGTAGATTATATTACTAGTAACGTAAGTGCTCTACAGCCTGAGTTAAAAGATATAGCAGCATACTACTCTAGCCTAGTAAATGGCGGAGTACTAACACCTAATGAGGCTCGCCAAGAGCTACGCTATGATACACTTGAGGGTCATAGTGATTTAAGAATTCCAGCTAACATTGCTGGTAGTGCAGCAAATCCTGACCAAGGAGGACGGCCTGCTAGTAGCGGGCAATAAGGACAAATATGGCAGATAAAGACAAAATCTTATACTTACATACAGTCTTTACTAAAGCTGAACCCAAACAAGAAGGCGAAACTACTATTAGTATTAGCGGATATGCTAGTACTAGTGATGTAGACCGCCACGGTGATGTAATACCTACTAGCGTTTGGGAACGAGGCCTAGAAAACTACCTAAAAAATCCTGTTATACTAGCATTTCACGATCATAGCCAGCCGGTAGGTCGTATGGTAGAACATAGGGTAGATGAAAAGGGTTTATGGATTAAAGCTCGCATTAGCAGCGCAGCTGATCGAGTTTACCAGCTTGTAAAAGACGAAGTTTTAACAGCATTTAGCGTAGGTTTTAGAATTAAGGATGCTGAATACAATAGTGCAGCAGAAGTTTTCTTAGTCAAAGACTTAGAATTACATGAAATTAGTGTAGTAAGCGTACCCGCAAATCAAAATACACTTTTTAGTTTAGCCAAATCGTTTAAAAGCGATGCGGAATATCATGATTATATCATGCAATTTGCAACTGGTGGCGAATCAGCTAAAGGGCTAGAGCCCGCCGAGCCGGCAGAGAGCATAACCACAGAGGAATGGAATATGGATCCCAAACAAATCAAAGAAATGGTAGCCGAAGCTGCCCGTGAAGCCGCTCAGCAAGCTGCTAAAGCTCTAGCTGATGAACAGGCTAGGGTTGCTCAGGAAAAAGCTGCCCAAGAAAAAGCAGAGCAAGAGCTACAGGCCCGTATTAAGGCTGCTGTTGCTGCTGTAACACCTACAGAAACTGGTGCTGAAAAGCTACTAGCCGAAGTAGAGAAGCGTTTCCAAGAGCAAGCTGAGAGCACAAAGAGTGTTATCAGTGGCCTAGAAGCTGCTCTTAAAGAAAAAGCTCAAGAACTAGAAGCTATTCAGAAAAGCAAAATGCAGTTTAGTAGTAGCACCGATAAAGGTATGAGCTACGAGGACAAAGAAAAAGCTGTTCTACTAAGCAAAATGAGTGGCAAGAGCATTGATAGCACACGTTTTGGCCGTGAAATGGTAGAAAAGTACGGTGCACACGTTCCTAGCGCAACTTGGGAAACCGAAGTTAGCCTAAATATGGAAAACGAGGTTCGCCGTCGTCTAGTAGTTGCTCCTACTATTCGTGCCATTGCAATGCAAACTAACGTAATGAAGATTCCTGTTAACCCCGAAGCTGGTGTAGCCACATGGGTTCAGAATAATCAGTTCGGTACTAGCAATAGTGCTGGTGGCAATGCTACACACGCACTAAAAGAGATTACTCTAAGCTCCTACAAAGTAGCTACTAATGAATATGTAGCATTTGAAGAAGAAGAAGATGCTCTAGTTGCTATTATGCCTGTAGTACGTGACGCTATGGTTCGCCGTGTTGCTCGCGCTGTTGATCGCGCTATGCTACGTGGTGCCGGAGCCGGTGCTGATCCCGTACAAGGTCTAGCCACCTATGACGCCAGCAGTGCTGTTACACTAGATATTAGCGATGCTGCAAAACTAACAGTTGAAAAACTACGTGCAATGCGTCGTGATCTAGGTGTATGGGGTCTAGATCCTGCTGAACTAATCTATATCGTTTCAACAGACGGTTACTTCGACCTACTAGACGATAGCAACTTCCTAACAGTTGATAAAGTCGGTAGTCAAGCCACTATCCTAACAGGTCAAATCGGTACAGTTGGTAATAGTCCTGTACTAGTTAGCGGCGAGTTTGAAGATAAAGCTGCTGGTGTTGTAGGAGCCATTGCTTATGCTCCTATGAACTTTGTAATCGGTAATCAGCGCGGCCTACGTGTTGATACTGATGACCTAGTAGAAACACAGCGCCGTGTCATGGTTGCCAGCCTACGTACTGGTATGACACAGATCACTACAAACAACGGTCAGGGCGTAAGCGCTCTACGTTATGTAGCCTAATTCCTAGGGGTGGGAACTAACAGGACTCTAGTAGTCCTGTTTCTTGGCTGGATTCTTATGAGTCCAGCCCGGAAACATCAGGAGAGCTTATGGGAGCTAACTTAATCACTCGTCAAGAGTACAAACAATATATGGGAATTAATAGTTCTAATTCTGACGGTGAAATTGATACCCTAATTCCCAAAGTCTCAGAATTTGCAAAAACTTACTGCCGTCGTAGTTTTATTGATTATGCTAATGATCCTATTACTATAACTACAGATGGTGGTTATAAAAATATATTCTTAACTGAAATACCTGTAATTAATATTTCCAGTGTATCTCAGAGTACAGATTATGGTCAGACTTGGACTAAGCTAACAAAATATGTAGACTGGATACAGCAAGGCGATACAATTACATCACTACATGGTAGTGGTATTTTTCCAGTACTCCTAAACGGCTATAAAATACAATACTTTGGTGGTTACGAAACTGTACCAGAAGATTTAAAACTAGCTGTTATGGACTTGCTTACCTACTACAAAGATAATGAAGCTGCAGTAAAGAGTACTAAAGCTGCTGGTACTAATACTACACAGATTGAATATATACAGAGTAATACCTTACCAGCTCACATCAAACGCGTGTTTGATCTATATATGGCGGATTACTCATAATGGCAAATATTACCCTTCAGATGCTTTTTAAAAAATATATAGATAGTTTAAAAAGCAATACAGAGTTTAGAGGTAATTTAAATAAAGAAGCCAATCACTATTTTACACAAGATATAAATAGTTTAAAAAGTCAAATAGCCTTAGTTAATCAAGAAGTTGAAGCTCAGTTTAATAAAAACTATAAACAAGTTTTAGATATCCTTCAACGTGAAGGTATGAGTAATGTTGTTTTTACTAAAATCAGTAAAACTCTAAAAGATAAAGTTTTAGAAGCAGCACCAGAGTTAAGACAGATTGGTATTGATGCTGGTCACGTTTTCGGAAATTTAACAATAGCTTCGAAACAAAAAGCTCAAACAGAAATATTTGAAGGATTTACTGGTACAATATCTGAATACTCTCAAGTTCAGCTAACACCCAAAAATCTTGAAGAAATTGGTAAAGCTATAGCTTTAATTTCCGCATATACTGGAGCATTAGAAGAATTAGATAAACTTCAGGATCGGACTGCTATAATTAAGTTTTTAAAAAGGGCACCAGTTTTTAAAAAATATGCCGCATCTGCAAATTTGACTACATTAAATGATATACAAAATGCTATAAGTAATGCCTATGAATCAAAAGCAGGTGTAAAAGGTTATAGTGAATTAGCCGATCAACTTTTAAAATCTCAAGTAGTCAATCTAGAAGCAAATACTGTATTTGATTTTAGTAGAAAAATTGTAGCATCAGAACAAGGCATAGCAGTTACTTTTGAAGTTAAAGCTGTAAATCAGTTCAAAGGTCAAATAGCTAAAGCACTTAAAACCTCGTTTCTAGGTCTATTAGAAAATTTTATTGCAGATGGTGAATTTTCCAAAAGTATCAATGATGCTTTAGAAAAAAGTATAAAGCAACCATTTACAAAACAAGAATTCCTAAGTATATTTACAAAATCTAGTGGATCAAAAACACTAGAACAAGCAATTGGGGATATACTTTATGAAGTATTAAAA